GCTTATTTTAGTAAACCAAAAGAACCAGTGTCAGACTTGGTAGACCTGGCTGAAGCAAAAGATATTGAAGTTGGCGTTTATCGCTACTGAGAGAAAGGTGATTATGTTAATTAAATCACTAGAAGAGATGGAACAAATTGTAGAAAACAATAAGTTTCTGTCGTGGGATGGCTGGACAGTTGTAGAACTGAGAAAGTCTGCAATGGCATGGCTAAAGCCTAATGCCAAGTTTATCAAACATGAATGGTATACTGCCAATCGCTTTGATGTAAATGAGAGTGGTTGGAACATACCTGCTAGTTTGGTAAAGAAGAATGCTAAATGAAAATTGGAAAGATGAAGCCTTATGTAAAGGTGATGATATCAATCTATTCTTTGATACTTATGAGCAAGATGTTGAAGTCAGGCAAGAAGTAGATTCGCTATGTTCAATCTGTCCAATGGCTCGCATATGTTTTGCAGTTGGAGTTTCACAAAAAGCATATGGTGTTTGGGGCGGTATTTATCTAGACAAAGGTAAAATATCTAGAGAATTTAACAAACATAAAACAAAACAAGACTGGGCTGATACCTGGCAATATTTAACCATAGATAAGGAATTATAATGTATACACCAGAGATGGCAACAGCATTTAAGGCAATTAAGCCACCAAAGAATTTTGGATTAGTTATTTTAGAAAATCCAGATTTTATTACACTTCAGATAGAGCCAAAAGATTTAATTGATTTATCAGAAGATAGAAAACAAGAAATTGTAAAATATATTAATGATGTAAAACTTGCCCTTGAAAATCTTGATGCAAGAATTTATGTTGTAAGAAAACCGCTAGAAGAGTAAAATGAATATCTTTAATATTATAGTTTTTTCATTTTACACTTTTTCTATTTTGACATTGCTATATTTCATTATTAAATTTAATAAACAAAGAAAACAGTTATATGGACTTTGTTTGCAATTTGAAATGGACAAATATTTACTTTCTCAAAAAATAGAGGAACTTCAAAAAGAACTTGCAACTAGAGAACTTGCAAAATCTGATGGGTTTATAAAGTTTATTTCACAATCTCGTGATTGGGCTTTTCAATATATTGAAGAAGTCCAAAAGGCTCTGGTTGAATTTGACAAAGAAGTTGCTGACAAATTTGAATGGGCAAAGACATATGGAATAGTTACCAATGGTGGAACACATGGTAAGGTATTAGATGAAATTTCTGTGGCATATAACAAATTAAAATCTGTTTTGCCAGAGAATACAGAAACGCCTAATAATTAGGCATTAAACAAGGAGAAATAAAAAATGAGTACAACTCAACTAAAGGCACTGCTTGCATCATATTTGCGTAGCATCCTATCTGCTGTAGCCGCACTATACTTGGCTGGCGTTACAGACCCAAAGACCCTTGCTTGGTCATTGGTTGCTGCATTGCTACCAGTTGCAACTAGAGCAGTTAATCCAAAGGACAAGGCATTTGGCATTGTTCCGTCTGCTGATGTTGTAGCAGAGGCTCTTAAAGATGTTAAGGTTACCAAGGCACCGACAAAGAAGCCTGTTGCAAAGACAACAGCACCAGTTAAGAAGACAACTACAAAGAAGTAATCTTAATAAGCATTAAGGGACAGGTTGCAAAACTTGTCCTTTTTTGCTATAATAAATATGTACCTGCCAATCGGGGGTACAAAAATAACTCGCTTAAAAGGAGATGATATAAATGGTAATCTATACAGACCCATTCGCAGCACTTAGTCAGGAATTTGATAAGATGCTTGCAACACCAGGAATCAACAGAGTTGGCTCCACATACCCACCATACAACGTAATTCACTCAAAGGAGAAGAACGAATGGTATCTTGAATTCGCTCTTGCAGGATTTGAGAAGGATGACGTTACAATCACAACAGACAAGAACGTTTTGACTGTTGCTGGTGAAACAAAAGAAGACAAAGAACTACCAGAGGATATCCGTTATGTTTACAAGGGCATTGCTGGTCGTAAGTTCACTCGTTCTTTCACTCTACCAGAATATGCTGAAGTCGCTAAGGCTGAATTGAAGCATGGTATTCTGACTATTGATTTAGTTATCAATGTTCCAGAGGAAAAGAAACCTAAGACTATTACTATTAAGTAAGTCGGATGTCCTGGGTATGACGTTAAACTGCCCTAATATTATGCTATAATATATCTATGGAACAGTTAATTAATTCACTCAAAGTACTATTGGCAAACAACGTTGTCCTTAAGTTCAAATCACATGGCTATCACTGGAACATTGAGGGTGAAGATTTTTATGAATACCACAAACTACTACAAGAAATCTATGAGGATTTTGAAGATGCTATTGATACTAATGCAGAGTGGATTCGTAAACTAGGTGGCTATGCCCCTTTTAAGTTGCCACGTTTCGTAGAACTTTCTACAATCGATGAGCCAGATGTTTCATCTGACTATGATGTGATGCTTCCAGATTTGTTAGAATCTATTGTAGATGTATTGGAAGACCTAAAAAATATTTTTGACCTGGCTTCTACACAAAGACAACAGGGATTATGTAACTTTATTGCTGACCGTATGGATATGCATCAGAGATGGCAATGGCAGTTGACTGCAACACTAAAGCCAGAGCCAATGGAAGAAGTTGCTCCAACAGCACCAAGCAACCAAATGGGGCAATAGTATGCCATATGAACTTGGTGAAAAAGGTAGTCACGGTTGCTCTGGATATCCAGTAGTAAAGATTGCAACAGGTGAAGTTATGGGATGTCACCCAACAGCAAAAGATGCAGGTAGGCAACTTGCAGCCCTTCATATTAATGAACCAAATGCAAACAAGGCTGATACTGGTGTTAATCCTTCTTCAACTGCTGACCCAACATATCCAGGAGTTGGAATTAAATATCCTACTAGCCTAACTGCTGCTCGTAGAAGTAAGGGTGTCATTCGTAAACCTAAAAAGAAAAATGGTGGCGGTAATGGACAGGATGCATCTGGTGCATTTTCATCTGGTGGTCCTGGTGGAAGCATGGGGGTATCATAATGAATGAAGAAATAATGACAAACCCAACAGAAGATGAACTTTCTGAATGGGAATCTTTGTCAGATAGACAAAAAGAAATGGCAGAACATACTGCTGAAACTGCTTTGCAGTTTGGAATGTTTAAGCAAGACTCTAGTGCTGATGGTGCTCACTACTTTGATGGTAGTAAGAATCCATTTAAGTCTGAGGGTGTTATGTGTAAGAATTGTATTTTCTATAATGAAGATGCTGCACAATGTATTGTAGTAGAAGGAAGCATTGACCCTGAAGGTCTATGTAAACTTTGGGTGATTCCAGAAGATGAACTTTCTGAAACACCAGAATATGAAGCAACAGAAAAATCATTATGGGTTGGAATGTTTGACCCTAGAGGAGTGAATAAAATTGGCTGATACATATAAGCCAACAGGTGCTATGGCATCTAATGCTAGAAAAGCAATTAAATTTAAAGAAGATGGCAAGGCAAATGGTGCTGGAACTAACGTAGGTTGGACTCGTGCTCATCAACTTGCATCTGGAGAATCTCTTAGTCTTGATACTGTAAAAAGGATGTACTCCTTTTTTTCTCGTCACGAGGTAGACAAAAAAGGTAAGAACTGGGGAAGCCAGTCAGACCCATCAAATGGCTATATTATGTGGTTGGCATGGGGTGGAGATGCAGGATTTTCTTGGAGTCGTGCAATCGTACATCGTGAAGAGGGTAAGGCTTTGTTTGCTGATTTTGGTAAAGATTATTCTAGACATGAAACTATTATGGCTAAGGGTGCTGGTGTAGGAGATATGGTTTCTTGGTCATCTTCTGGCGGTACAGCCACAGGAAAGATTACTAGGATTATTACTAATGGTAAATACAATGTTCCTAATTCAAGTTTTACCGTTACAGGAACTCCTGATGACCCTGCCGCAGTTGTCAGAGTATATCAAGATGGCAAACCAACAGATACAGTTGTTGGACATAAATTATCTAGTTTAAGGAAAAAATAAATGAAAGAACTAATTCACTTTAGTGCTACATGGTGTCAGCCATGCAAGCAAATGCAACCAATCATTGATAAGTTTCTTAAGGATAACCCTGACATTGTTTATATTAAGTATGATGCTGATGAAGATGTAAGCGTTTTCCAGGAACAAGGCATTAGGGGAGTCCCTGCTTTTATTGGCAAGGTAGATGGCAAAGAAATTTTTCATAAGGGAACAGCCACAGAGTCTAGACTTTCTTCATTATTTGCTTGACAAATACAGGATTTACCTGTAAAATAGACCTATGAGAAAATTATTTAAAAACAAGTATGAACTAGGCTACAACACAGGTTGGGCAGAAGGATTTGAAGTGGGTAGAAAAAAGGCTGTAAATGAACAGCGTAAAGTTATTATTGCTGCCATTCAAAAAGATATAGACAAAAATAAACAGCATTATAGTCCAGGAGTTCTTGCTGGTCTTCATGCATCAATTAGTTTAATTAGGAAGGTAAAGTGATGATTAAATCAGTTAAAGTTGGTCCACAAAAGTTTGACATTGTTGAACGTAATACAAGTGAAGATGGTATGCTAAACGATGGTGCATATGGTTACACTATTGATGGCAAGAACCTTATTGTAATTGCCTCTGGTCTTGGTAATGGTAAGCAACAGGTTACCTTGCTACATGAAGTTCTTCATGCTATTCGTATGAATAATGATGGTATGCCTAGACCAAATAAAGACGATGACTTTGAATCTTGGGAACATTACTTTATTGCAATGTATGAAACTGGTCTTTTGGCGGTACTTAAAGACAATCCTAAACTAGTAGATTACTTGGTAAATGATGAATCAAAAACCACTAAGTAATGATGGCATGCTATGGTTAATAATCATATCTGGATTATTTATCGTTGGCACAGTTATTACAATGATTATACAAGCACATATTTCATCAAACTGTTGGGATAAATATCAAACAGAACAACAAGCAATTTTGAATTGTGAGAATCATAATGGATAATTTATTGGATGTAGTTTTTAGCATTGACCACATCATTGCTGAATTCTTTTGGAATGGAGTATTTGCAGTTAGCGTATACTTATTTTCTAAAGCAAGAACGCTACGCAAGATTCACAAATATGTGGATGATAAACATGGAATAGAACACAAGGAGTATTAAAATGAATTCAGATTTCATTAAAGCAGTACAAAGTAAATATGATGAAGCAGAAAAACTGCTTCTTAAAAAGCATAAGGACTATGGACCGAAAAATATTTCAGGCAGTCCAGGAGGAGCAATCAATGGTCTTAGGGTCAGGATACACGACAAGTTGGCTCGCATTAACAATCTTTATGATTCTGGTGCTACCCCCGAAAATGAAAGTCTTAGGGATTCTTTTCTTGATATGGCAAATTACGCACTTATCGCACTCCTAGTTCTTGATGGAGAGTGGGATAATGATTAAGGCTCCAGAAGATATTATCATTATTAAGTTAGATAAGAAAAGTACAGAACCAGAACAAACTAAAAGTGGTTTTTTGATTCTTAGAAGTGAGACAGAAGAACCTAAAAATGTTGGTATTGTTTATGCAGTTGGCGAAGGTAGACAACTAAAGAATGGTGTTCGTATTCCAATGGATGTTAAAGTTGGAGATAAGATTATGTTTAACAATAGTGGTACAATGAAGTTTAAGCATGATGGGGATGATTACCTATCATTATATAGCGTTAGCGTTTTGGCTATTATTGAAGGTGAAGATGAAGATAGGGCTAGTGATTCCCTGGAGACCAACTCCAAGTAGAATAAAACCATTAGACATTCTTCTAGATTGGTATAAAACTAATTTACCAGACATTCAAATATTCTATTCGGATAGACTAGGAGAGTATTGGAATGCTGCAGGTAGTCGTAATGATGGTGTAAAAAAGGCACAGGAGGCTCACTGTGACGTTATTATTATTAATGACGCAGATACACTACCCGAAATTGAGCCTTTATTGGAAGCAATAGAACGTTGCCAAAAAGATGGTATGATTCATAATCCCTATAGAAAATGTAAATACTTTGACATTGAGATGACTGAAAAGTTTTTTGCTGGCTCAGATATTAAACTACTTAAACATACATTATATACAGAAGCCAATGGTGGTATCTATGTTTGTACACCAGAAGCATGGTGGTCTGTCGGGGGTATGGATGAAAAGTTTGTTCAATGGGGTGGAGAAGATTCGGCATTTGAATTGGCACACACAATCATTAAGGGTAGCAAATTAATTAAACATGATGGGTATATTTATTGTTTAGGACATGATGTACAAATACATGACCCAGGCTTTAATTTTAATCATCTTCGTAACATAGACCTTTACTGGTTATATTATTCTGCATCTACTCCAGAAAGAATGTTGGCTTTAGTAAAACAAAAAACTAAAGATGAATAAACTACATTAACTTATTGGTCCAAGTTTTAGGAGTTTTCTCAGTAATAAACTCAATAGGCAAGTGATAATCAAAAGGCTTTGTTCCTTTATCTTTAATCCAATTAACAAGTTCTGTCAAACCTTCTTCAAGAGTAGTAGAGGTTTTGTATCCCAGAATCTCTCTGGCTTTATTGGCAGAACAGTTTGCGTGTTTGACTTCCTGTGGTCTTCCAGGCATAAAGATTGGGTCTAAATCAAAGTTCAAAATCTTTGCAAGTTTCTCAGCAAGTTCAACGATGGTTACAAACTCCTCATCAGGACCAATATTAATAGTCATTCCATTTGCTACATCTGATTCACAAGCAATCATTAATGGATTGATTACATCTTGCATGAAAGAAAAACACCTCATTTGTGTGCCATCGCCATAAATAATTGGTTGTTTGCCCTGAAGCATTCTGTTAATCATAATAGATGCAACATTTCTAAATGGGTCATCATACTTTTGTCTTGGTCCAATGATGTTGTGTGGAACAAGAATGACATAATCCATGCCATGTGTATCTGCAAGGTTCTTAATCAAAAGTTCTCCAGCATACTTAGCAATACCATATGGGTCTTGTGGCAGTGGCAAAAGGTCTTCTGTAAATGGAACAACCTCCTGTGTTCCATAACGAGCCATAGAAGACATATGAACAATCTTTTTAACACCAGCCTTGATGCTGGCACTCATAATAGTTGCGATAATTTGCGAGGTATTGCGAGTAATAAGGGCAGGAGAGAATACAGACAATCCCTCATAAGCAGTACAAGCAGTGTGAACAACCAGGTCAACACCTGTAAATGGTTTGTGAAGAGAATCTAAATCATTAAGGTCAAGTTCCCAGAACTCTACTCCTTCGGGTACGTTCTCTTTGTATCCTCCAATAAGATTGTCAATACCAACAACATGATATCCACGTTTTAAAAATTCATCTGCAAGGTGGCTTCCCATAAATCCTGCTACGCCAGTCACTAATACTTTATTCATTAAAACTATTTACCTTTTCTACATCATTAGCAAAATTGTTTCTCATATATTCTTTATAGTTTAAATAGTTTTCTTCAAATTTACTTTCAATTTTGTGAAACATTTCATCTTGAGGGGCTTTGCCAACTATTGGATGCATGTGTTCCATAATGATTTCTGAGAAAAATTTTCTAGTGCCAACAGTCTCTGCCATTTTTTCCCAATAGTTGTCTAAATAGTGATGACCAACTGCAGGGCATCCAAAGAAACCTAAAGCCCTAATTAAATTACTAGTAATAAAAGGATGTGTAGCCAAACCACCAGTAGTATGTACCAAGTCATTTGCAAATGCTAAAGCATATTTTTGAGTAGATAGCCAAGACACAAACTGACTTTCCCAACGAGTTCTAAACACAATATCATCTCCAATAAAACCAACATACTTATATTTGTTTGCAATATCTAAACAATGAACATTAATTTTTTCTACCAATGTAAGTCCAGTTGACATACAATAATTGATTACCTCTGGATAGTTTTCCATAATTGGGTCATAAATGTGACATTCATCTGCATCATGCAATAGATAAATATCTGATAAGCCTTCGGTCATTTCTCTATAAGAGTCAAGGCAACGAGTAATTCTTTTGTATCTTTCTACTCCACCATCTCGTACTGGTAGAACAATCGCTATTCTGTTTTCCATATACCTATTCTATCATATTTGATGTTATACTTATACTATGAAGTGTTCGGTATGCGAGGAACAGTTAGTTCCCATTGTTTATGGATTTCCAAAGTTTGAGCAGATTGAGTCTGCTAAACGAGACGAAATTGTTCTAGGTGGATTGCCTAGACCTCTTGCCCCTACTCATTTTTGTATTCCTTGTCAGGAAGAATACCGTCTGGATGAGGACACTCGCACACCCAAGTTTTCTCATAATAAGTAATAATCTTTTTACAGTTCCAGTGATGTCCTGTCATGCAAAATCCACAAATTCTAACTGACATTACTTAACCTTAACTAGTTTGCGTTTGATTGGGTCAAAAACCAATGGGTGCTTCTTGAAAGCCTTACCATTTGTCCTGTCGGAATTCCTTGTTGTTGTTTTCTTTGCCATCGTAATCCTCCCCTACAAGTAAGATAGTAGTAAATGCAACTGTTACGATTGCAGCAACTACCTCACTGATTCCAATAATGTGGGGTTCGTAACTGAAGGCACTAGCAACTAACAAGATTGGGACTTGTGCAAATAACATAAACAATCCCCAACCAAATATGAAAGCCAATCTTGCTCTAGCCATTAGAACCACCCAAGTCCTGTCTCATCATCTTTCTCCATATCTCTAAAAGTATCAATAATCATTTTTGTTCTTTTAACTGAATAACCCATTTGAATGATGTCTAATCCAGTCATCTCAACCTCATCGCCATCGTCTAACTTAACCACATAAGTGCGGTCAGGGTCAATTACAAATCGTGTTTTATTAGGCATATCTTAATTGTAGCATAAATTCGGGCGAAAATAAAGAGGCAAATACGCTTGACAAACAAGCGATTATCCCCTATAATTGATATACAAGGTCCATTAAACGATAGGAACGTATGCAAACCTTTTTACCTTTTAAGCAGTTCGATAAGTCTGCACAAGCATTAGACAATAAACGTCTTAACAAACAAATCCTTGAATCTTACCAGATTCTTAAGGTATTATCTAACGATGACCCTAATGCCGCTTGGCGTAATCATCCTGCTGTTAAGATGTGGCGTGGTTATGAAGGATGGTTGTGGCTATATACTATGGCTATGGTTAAAGAAGCGGATGTCCGTGGCATTAAGACTGATAAGAATGTTAGCAACCTTAATGAACTTAAGGCTTGGGCTGGTAATAGTTGGGGGTATGGCAAACCTAAGTGGTATACTGACCCTTTCGTAATGGATAGATTAACT